TTAAACATCACATGCGCCGGTTCATCCAGAAAAACACACACGTGGTGAATGTACCGTACCGTTTCAACGATGAATTGGCCCGGGCGCACACGGAAAAACGGGAGGTGGAATCAAGACTGGGCCACGGAATAATGGAGGATGATCATCATCTCAGTGCCAGGGCACAACGCACGTTCCGCCGCACTGCGCAGCGCGTGAATATTGACGGTGCAACCGATCCTGAAACCGGCGAGCCCAGTCCCATGGATCTGATGGATCCATCCTGTGAAGAGCCATTGCTGGGAGACGAAGAGAAACAACTGATACACCGTTTGATCAATGAGCTTCCATCCCGTCTGCAGGTGATATTGCGGGCCCGTTTCGGACTGGATGGGAGTGCAAACAGTCCGGATACCATCCCCACCCTGGAAATGTTGGCAGGACAAATGGGAATTACCCGGGAACGCGTGCGGCAATTGGAAATGGCGGCCCTGAGCAAGCTGCGGCAGCGATTGAGAAAATTGAAAAACTTTGAGCATCTGCAGTTGACGCCGCGCTAAGCTCCGGGACGGTTGCAGCAACGTTGGTCTGAAGGACAAGCCGCTCTATTAGAAACGTGTTGCCCAGATACATGCATCATTATTATAAAATATAAATTGTTTTTATAAAATAAAGGTGTATTTTTTTAAAAATATTTCATTGTTTATCAACGATTTATGTCTTTTTTACAAAAATACCTGTTGATATATTAAAAAATTCATTTATATAAAAATGCATGACCATCACATATCTTGATGAAAAGCAGGGACTGGCAGGCGCGGCCACAACCGTGCCGGCCCTGGAAGGAGTGGCAGCAAATGCTGCAGCATCTTCCAACATTCCAGTTTTTCAAAACGATTCCACGGTGATGATTGCAAAACGCGGCCGTCCCAAAGGCAGCCGGAACAAAACGACAAGGGCCACGGCCGGATACAGAAAAGGTCCGGGCCGCCCGCCCAAAAACAAAAATCGTCGCAGTTCCAAAAGCAAACGGGGCAACCGTGTTCGCAACATCACCATTCGCAAAATCAAACCCAGAAAGAAAAAAAATATGACAACTGAAACCTCAACCACAACCACAACCATCAACGAAACTCGCCGGGGCCGCAAGAGCGAAGGCAAAACCTGCAAGCTGGTGTGCCTGATCACGGGCAGCACCCGCACCGCCGGCAGCGGATATCTGAGCACCAAGCCCAGTGAGTTCCGCTCAAACTATATCAGCCGCCCTGCGCTCAAGCTGCTGCGTCAGGGGTTGACCGTGCAGCAGGTGCGTCAGCAACTGCAACAGGGCATCAACCTGAATGACATCAGCGCAGAAGCTCTGCAGACGGCCATTCAACTGAACGGCAAGCACAAGAAGTAATAATATATAAACCGTGTTTCCGTGAACAGGTTCCCCATCGACTGTTCCGACCGCAAGGATAGCGGGCCACTATTCCCACAACAAGTGCCCGGCGGAAACATGCTGTTTTCCTTATCCCAAAAGGGACAAGGACCAAAAATTCACATCACCTCTACCAAGGAACAACCTTTCTGAAGGGCAAACTTGTCTATTAGAAAGACCGTTCCAGAAAGCATACATGACCAGATTATATATTTTATTTCCAATATTGTTGACAGGATGTAATGGAATGAGGGGCGCCGGCGACGGTGCTGATTATGTCAGCCCCGGCACCAGCACGGTCGTGGGCGGCACCCTGGTTGGGGCCGGCACAGGAGCGGCCATTGGTGCATTGGCAGGTCCTCCCGGAGCGGCCATTGGCGCAGTGGCTGGAGCAGCAGCGGGGACTGGAGTGGGACTGGGAATCAATGCAGCCAACGAGAAAGATCAAACACGCGTGGTGGCTCCGCGAGATTCTGTAAATAAAAAGTACGTGATCAATCCATACAACAACAAGCAAAAACTTTATGTTGGAGATGCTGCAGAAGGAACCGTCAAACGCGATCCCGTGGGCAGACTGTACGTGGTGGGCCCATGAGCGAGTTCCTGCTGCTGGCGTTCCTGATTGTGCTCACGAGCATGGGACTGAACAAATGCGCAGGTACTGGTGCATCTGCACAGAACGGTAACGGTCCGGGCCAGGTCAAAGCTCACCTGAATGCCCCGGTCACATACGTGATGGCGGCCCGGGATCCTTTCAATCCCCGTTACGTGATCAACCCGTATCGACAAAATGAACGACTGTTCGTGGGCGAAGCTGTCGAGGGCACCATCCTGCTGGATCCGGCAGGCGGCCCTTATGTGGTGGGTCCCCGGTAACCAAGGAAATATATAAAATGAATGACCAACAAATCATGATGCAAATGGAAGTGAACATGGGACATCGCTGCAGCTTTGTCGGGGACCATGGTGTGATGCACGGAGTGATCACGGGCGTCAGCAATGCTGAACATTACGTCGTGACCGTCGATCATCCGTGCATCTGGGAATGGTACGTGCGGGCAGAGAGCATCCGGCTCGAGTAACTTTGGTATCCCCTTTGCCAGGGAAACGCAACTCCGCCTCCAGGGGGTGGGACATTTGCTGTCCGTCAAGTTTTTCAACTGAAAGACTCTTACAGTCCCAATTTCACGGGTGGAACAATACAGCATTAGGTGCAAAAATTTAGGCATCCCTCCAGATCAGTTAGGCATCCCTCCAGCACTGGTTTCAGGGCATCAGGACATCAACCTTTTCGAGGTTGCCTCCAACAGGTACAAGTGGCCCTTTTACAAAACGATTGGATCGCCGGCCCGGAAAATTCACCCGGAACAGCATCTCCCGGAATCAACCGACGAACGAGTTCGCCCTTTGATTCTTATAAAATATAAAATCTTTTTGTTTCCCATTTCTTTTGTAAATAGCTGATATGAAGAAGCGGAAGATTTTGCAAAAAAAAGCTTGTAAAGAAAACAAAGATCTGCTTAACTGCCCAGAACCAAAACAGAAAGAGGATAACCCTGTGAGAATGACTGCCAAACTGCGAAGCAAGCTGAAGAATGTTGTCAGCGTGGGTCAAGGATTATGGCGGGTATTCAACAGCAAAGGAGATGCCTACTACTGCAAGGATCCAATTCTGCTGGCTGATACCGTGTATCGGCGCAAATATGCAGAGGTGGAGATAGAGAACCTTAATGGCCAGTATATGAATATGTACAAAATTACTGGCAGAAAGCAGAAATGAAAAAGATCAAAACCAAAAACCCCGACCGCAAAACCATCGAGAATTTTATCGAGGAATATTATCCCGATGAACTAAACCACATCCTGCTGGCAGATGGTTTCGAGCAGGCATTCCTTGGCGTGGGTTGTGCATACACTGGCAAGAATGTGGCCATCTATGACCGAGCCAAATGCATTCGAATTTTGGAGCAGGATATGAGCAACAGCGAGGCAGAAGAGTATTTTGGTTTCAATGTGGAATGTGCATATGTGGGCGATTACACTCCCATCTTCATGCATAAGGTGAGTTAATAGGGCGTATACCCCCCATAAAATATATAAATTATTTTCTTTACATTTTGAAAATAATTCGATAGAGTCCTAAACACTATGAGCAACCAAAACACAACCGACAACAAACCCTCAACCGAAACCAACAGCGCAAGTGGAGGAGTGATGAATCTCAGCCACGGCGAAAGCAATCTGACCAAGGTCAGCGAGATCGTGATTCCCGAATTCTTTTCCCGCCGTCTCAAGACAGGAAGCGAGACGCTGGACAAGGTGTTCGGGGGCGATGGACTTCTGCCTTCGATGGTGTTCACTCTCGCGGCTGGTGCTGGTCTTGGTAAAACCACTTTCCTTCTGCAAGCGTTGGAGAGTATGACCAAGGTGGGAATTCGCACCGCCTATGTTTCGGGCGAAGAAAGCCGTGAAATGCTGGCGTATACTTGCAAGCGTCTTGGGTTGAAGAATGTGAGCATCGCCATTCAAACCGATGTGGACAAGGTGTGCGAGATGATGAGCGATGTGGATGTGCTGGTGGTGGACAGCTTTCAATGTCTGACCACAAGCAAGAAGATGAACAGCCGTGAGAAAGAAAGCTACTGCATCCACGAACTGATCAAGACCGCCAAGAAAACCGAATGCGTTCTTGGTCTGATTCTTCACGTGACCAAGAGCAACAACTATCGGGGTTCGACGCTGATTCCTCACGCCGTGGACGCAAACTTTATGATGCGTTCGGGCGTGGGCGATGAGGATGCCCGAATCATTTACAGCACCAAGAATCGCTACGGCAAATTGTATAACATCGAACTGCGTCTTGGACACAACGGATTTGATTTCGAAAATCCCCGAATCAATGACGGAACTGCCCCTGCTCCCCAAGACCCCCGCAAGGTTCGCTGGCAAGAGGATTTGCGGAAGGTGCTGGGTCTGGCCGAGCCGATCAAGCAAGTGGATGTGACCAATGCGGTGGATGGGAATATTCAGCGGGGTTATCTGCTGATCAAACAACTCATCCGTGAGGGCAAGCTGATCAAGGATGGCCGAGGCGAGGAAGCCGTCTACAAACTGACGGACGCTGGCAAAGCAAGTCTGGCCGAAGCCGTTGAGGATGGTGAGGGCGAGGGCGTTGACAATGTCGGTGAAGTAGGTGCTCAAGAGGAGGGCGGGGTTTAATCCCCCGCTCTCCCTTTTGTATAAAATATATTCTTTACAAATGAAAAAGAATTTGATAAGAAAGCGGAAGATGAAACACAAAAACGCCTACGAATATATCAACAGCTTGCCCGAGGAGGAACAGGAATATGTGTGGAGCGACTGGCTCAACAGTTCCACCGAGGAGATTCTTATCTGCTTGTTTCACCATATGCCCGCCAGCGTTATTCGCAGGGATATCATGGAACTGCGCAGGGAAGCCAAGGAGATGGTATGAAGAATACAGATTATAAAAAAGAATTGGAGCGGTGTGTGGAACTGCTGGGTCAGATGATGAGCCAGGCAGATGAGGACACGCCCCACGATTGTCGCACCCGCCACTTTGAGCAGACCATGGCCGAAAGCCATGACTATATCACCCACGCCAAGGAGATACTATAATGAAAAAATACAGAGTGACATTCAAAGATACCATCGTGGCAGAAACCGAGGAAGCTGCTTATGACAAGTTGTTGGAATATCTCGGGGACTGCGTTCGTTACCAAGACGTGGTGGCATTTGATTTTGAAGAAGTGAAGGAACCCCAAGGTTCCTATCATATGTAAGGAGGAACATGAGAGTTGTAAATTATGTGGGAAGAATGTGGTTTCAAGTGCAAACCCCAATTGGCAGGTTTGATGCCATACCTCCGGACTATCTGCTGGATTTGGTGCAGAAGCGAATAGATTATCTTCGCAGCCATCCAGAAGATGCAGCCGAGGCATTTGATTATGAGGACAGCTATACCGAGGAGATGCCATGAACAAAAAGAAAAAGGGAAAATATCTGGCCGAACAATATCTGTTTGACTTTATGAAGAAGTGAAATAAATATTGACAACTTTACAGAAAGGTATATAAAGGTTAACGATGGAGAGAGCATTCTTAAAAGTGAACCCGCATGATCGGCGGGATTTGGAAAGTTTCACAAGGGCACTCAAGCGTTTCACCGCCAAGGTGAATGAAGAGGGGGTGATTGAGGAAAGCAGAATGCGAAGCCGTTTCTTGAAGCCCAAGGATAAAGCTCAAGCCAAGCAGAAGTTCAAGCAAAAGTTATGGGGCGAATACAAGTGGAAGCCCCCATTCAAGCACGATAGTCGAATAGGCAAGACCGAATAACGATTTGGGCAGGTAGCTTAAATAGCGAAGCAAACGACTCATAATCGTTGGAGTGTTGGTGCAAGTCCAACCCTGCCTATTTTTTTAATTGATGGCATGATATCATTTATTGCATAAAATATATTTTATATAAATAAATCCATGCTGGATCATTACTATCAAAATATCCACGGATGGTTCACATTTCCTAATCTGTACGGTTCAGCCGTCAAGGGTTTTGACAACGCAGTGTTTGTGGAAGTGGGAAGCTGGCTGGGCAAAAGCAGTGTTTTCATGGGCGTTGAAATCATCAACAGCGGAAAAAGGATACGGATGGATTGCGTGGACATTTGGCAGATGACCCCGGACTATCAGCAATACGATCTGGGAGGAAAGGATTTGTACGATTTGTTTCTGCAGAACATCCTGCCCGTTAAAAGCGTTGTGCGGCCCGTTAAAAAAACCAGCGTGGCTGCAGCGGCCACGTATCAGCAGGAAAGTGTGGATTTTATTTTCATAGACGGCTCGCATCATTTCCAGGATGTGCGGGACGATCTGCGGGCGTGGTGGCCCAAACTGAAACCCGGAGGATTCTTTGCCGGGCACGATTACACCAACAGCGCAGAGGTACGCAGTGCGGTCGATGAATGGTTGTGTTTGAACAACCTTGCGCTCACGTACAATAATGAACAATGTTGGGGACTGACAAAATGATTACGGGCAGATACCGAAGTGGCCAAACGGGGGAGACTGTAAATCTCTTGGCTATTGCCTTCAGTGGTTCGAATCCACTTCTGCCCAATTTGCTCGGTAGCACAATGGTAGTGCATTCGGCTGTTAACCGAAGGGTTGCTGGTTCGAGTCCAGCCCGAGCAGGAAATCTTTGCCGGATTAGCACAGCGGTAGTTGCAGCGGTTTTGTAAACCGCAGGTCGTCGGTTCAAATCCGACATCCGGCTCCCTGGGAGGTTCGTCTAGGGGTCTAGGACACAGGACTTTCATTCCTGTTACATGGGTTCGAATCCCATACCTCCTGTAAAATATATAAAATATATTCTTGACTTTTTGCAAATAATTCCACAATCTAGGGCATATGAAAAACAGAATAAGCAAAATTCTCGAGAAGAAACTGCTGGCCGAATTTGACAAAGAAACTATCGACAGCGTTAACCACTTCCTTAATGATATGGAGAAGATGTACAATACCATCAAGCTGATGAAGTATATGGAGGAACCCAAACATCTGGATGATGATTGGAACGAAGAATGGGGAACCAAACCAGATGCTTGATGTGACTGCCATGAAAGAACGAGCCGCCCACAAAGTGTGGCAAGTTCTGGAGGAACTGAACGAGGAATACAACACCGAGT